GACGCCGCCGCGGCCACAAAAGTTGCTTCGGTCGCTGCTGGTTCGTACACCGGGGCCACGCTGGCCACGGCTATCGCTGCCGCCATGAACGCGGTTGTCGGCGTGACTGGCACATTCGCCTGTGCGTGGTCTACCTCCACGTTCAAGTTCACCATCTCGGAGAGCGCGGGCCCGACCAACTTCGAGCTGCTCTGGAACAGCGGCACCAACAAGGCCACGGACATCTCGACGCTGTGCGGCTACTCTGATGCTGCCGATGACACTGGCGCGGCCACTTTCACCAGCGACTCGGCCTGCACCGGCTCTGGCGCCTACCAGCACACTCTGACCGCTGCCGACGACATCGACGACATCTTTGGCACCTATGCCACGGAGAAGGGGACGAAGGTGTTTGTCGTGCCGAGCTGGAAGCCGTACAAGTTCAGCCTGACGGTTGACGCCGGCATGATCAAGCTGAGCATCAACGGGCGCGGGGACCAGGTCATCAATGACTCGGCCACCGTGACCACGCTCGGTTCCGTGACGTATCCCGACGATACCACCGCTCCCCGGGCGAAGTTCAGCCAGGCGGTGTTCCGCATGAACGACCAGACGGGCGGTGCGCTGGGAGCGAGTGACGCCATCAACCCCAAGACCTTCACCCTGGAATACGAGCGGCCCCTGGACAACGAGCACGTGGCCAGTTCGGCTATGTGCGCCGAGCCCAAGGGCAACGGCAAGCCCAAGTGCAAGCTGAGCATGGAGTTCCGTCGCGTCGATGCGGTCAACGAGCTGTACTTCGCCGATTGGGATGCGGAGACCGAGAAGAAGCTGGACCTGAACATCACCGGCCCGGTCATCATCGGCACCCACGCCTACCTGCTGCAGTTCGTTTTCCCGCGGCTNATCCTGGAAAAGATTGACCTGCCAGATGGCGAGGTCATCCCCGTCAAGATCGACGCGAGGGCGGTTGTCGCCGAGAGCGCGCCCACGGGCATGACGGTGTACTTGACCCCGATTGGCGGCACGGTGATCAATACCCGCTCCACCGCGCTGATTGACTAGGGGGCGGCATGGACATCAGCAAACTGCAACCGACTGCCAAAGTGACGTACCAGGTGGGCCTTCAGATCGTGACTCTGGAGGTCCGCTACGCCGGGGCCGACGAGCTGGTTGACTTCGCCCGAAGCGAGCTCAAGACAAGCGAGAAGAACCGGGCGTTCATCTACTCGGCGATCACCGGCTGGGATCTGACCGATGGCGACAAGCCGCTGCCCTGTACCATCGAGAACAAGGAAAAGTACCTGCCGTTCATCCTGGGGCGGCAGACGGAGGACGGCTCGGTCATCGGCTGGGAGCTGCTTGCGTTCATCCGTGACGCGGACAACTTCCTAAAAAATTAGAAGCCTACCTCCTGTACTACCAGGACAACTGGCCGGGGCTCCTGAGGGCTGNGGATCACCGGCACGAGGTAGGCGAGGACNTCAGCCGATGTGCCAACTGTCGGCTGCAGGAGGTGGGGGCGAAGATGAGCGCATGGGAGGCGGGCTGCTGGTCGTGGTACTTGAGCAACGTCAATCCGTTCTCGATGGAGAGCGGGTTGGTCGCTGAGATGTTCCGCGACTTGAAACTCGGGCAACTGAAAAGCCTCTTCCTCTCGGCAATGAACAGCATCCACCAGACATTCGCGGCCATCCGCGCAGAGAAGATCAAGGCCGCGCAGGAGAAGTAATTGGCAGACATCAAATATATCGTCAGCGTTGACGCCAAGGGTGCGCAGAAGGAAGTCAAGGACTTCGACAAGGCGCTTGAAGATGTAGGGAAGCAGAGCGACAAAACAGAGAGCGCCCACAAGGGGTTGTGGAAACAGGTCGCCATTGGCGCGATTGCTTATCAGGCCGTGGCCAAGGCCGCGGCGTTCGCCAAGGACTTCGTGCTGGACAGTGCCAAGGCTGCGATCGAGGCCGAGCAAGCCGAGCGTGGCCTGGCTGCGGCGCTGGAGATCACGGGGCGGCCTGTTGAAGAACTGACGCGGCACTTCATCGACAACGCCGACGCCCTGCAGAAAGTCACCATTTACGATGATGAGGCGATCAAGCGCAGCCAGACGCTGCTTGTCCAGTTGACCAACCTTGACAAGGACGGCCTGGACCGGGCGACCAAGGGCGCTATCGGCCTGGCCTCTGTCATGGGGATGGACCTGGAATCTGCGGCGCAACTCGTGGCCAAGGCCATGAGCGGCAATGTCTCGGCGCTCTCCCGCTACGGCATCCAGGTTGACCAAACCAAGGACAAGGAAGGGCAGCGGGCCGAGGTCATGGCGAAGCTGGAGCAGTTCTACGGCAGGGCGACGGCCATCAGTGAAACCTACGGCGGCAAACTCGCCATGCTCAAGAACAAGTATGGCGACGTTCAGGAGGCCGTCGGCAAGTACATCACGAGCAACCATGCGCTGATGGATTCGCTCAATGCTGTGGCCGAGGCTGTACTGTTTCAACTCCAACTCAATGACAAGCTGGCCGACCAGAAGCGGACCGTGGAGGAGATGGAGAACAAATGGTCCGACTCGCTGGCCCGGGCTGCCGTTGCTGCCAACTGGCAGTACGGGGCCATGGGGAAACTCATCACCGCCTACAACGGCAACACGGTTGCGCTGGCCAAGGCAATCTCCCAGGGCAAGCACGGCATTGAGATTCAGGAAGCGCTGAACAATGTTCGCGACGAAGAACTGAACATATTCAAAAAGCAACAGGCCGCGTTAAAACTTGCCGAGCGCGGGACTAACCGCTTGGAGACCGAAGTCAAGCAGTTGACCAAGGCCGAGGACAAGCACGCCGACCTGTTGAAGAAGATGCCGAAGGCTTCCACCGCTGCCGCCATGGCGCTCAATGCCGAGTTGACGCCGGCGGTTGAAGACCTTGGCAAAGAGATCAACGATGTCAGCGACGACCTGATGGACTTCAATGTGGTCACAAATTTCGCCATGGNCGAGTTCATGGCAAAGGCGTCTGAAGCCTGGAACAGGTACGGCGAAACCGCGCAGAACGTCATTTACGGCATCGACGCCATCATCATGCAGTCCTACCGCAACCAAGAGATTGCCATGGACAACGAGTACAAGAAGAAGGTCGAGGCCATTGAAAACTCCCTGATGTCAGAGCAGGAAAAGGCCGACGCCCTCGCTGCTCTGGATGAGGAATTCGACGCCAAGCGTTCGGCGCTCAAGGCGAAACAGGCCAAGCAGGATAAGGCTATGTCCATGATCCAGGCGACCATAAACACCTTCGAGGCCGCCTCTAAGGCGTACACACTGGGGCCGATCATTGGCCCGATTCTGGCCGGCGTCATTACTGCCCTGGGGCTTGGCCTTGTCGCCAAGATCAAGGCGCAGCCGATCCCCCTCGCCAAGGGCGGCATATTCGACCGGCCCACGCTCATGGGCGGCGGTGCGTATGAGGTTGCCGAGGCCCGGGAGAAGGAAGTTGTCGCGCCCCTGTCCGGCCTGCGCCGCGAACTCGGCCTGGACAAGCGGCAATCGTCGGGCCCGATTGTAATCCAAAACCACATTTATCTAGACGGCAGGGAGATGAAGCAATTCATTACACGGGTTATTGAGGAGACGGGGAGAACCGGGAAACTGAGGCTCGCGCCCAAGGCGGTGAGAACATGAACGTCGTTGACTGCCGCTTGATCTATGACAACTTCATCCGCAACGCGGACATCACATTCTACGCTTCGGGGCATCCGCAGTTCCCGGTGGAGTATATGCAGGACGATGCGCTCACCCTGCCCTGGCGCTCGCGGCACGGCACGGGCACGGGCAACGGGAACTGGTATATCATGACGAGCACCAACCGCAAGATCGACTTTGACGAAGGCGGCGCTGAAATCTCAATTACGCTGACCAACGGCACGTACAACGGGCAAACGCTGTGCACCGAGATCAAGACGCGCATGGATGCCGCGGGCGGGCAGGCGTACACCGTCACCTATGACGAAGTTACCGCCAAGTTCACCATCTCCGCGCCGGGAAACTTCACTCTGCGCTGGCTGACCGGGACCAATACGCTGGTCAATGCGGCGCTGGCTCTCGGCTTCACTCGTGCGGCGAACAGCACCGGGGACAAGACCTACACGAGCATAAACCGCGTCATCCACACCAACGCATCGGTCTATTTCGATTTTGGCGAGGCGAAGAAATATGACAGCGTGGCCCTCATCAATCACAACATATCGAGCGCTGCGACCATAACCGTGCAGGGGGCTGATGATAGTGCGTTCACAACCAACCTTGTGGGCGATTCATTGACACACGCGGACAATAATATATTCAAGTTCCTGGCGGCGGCCAGAACCAAGCGCTACGTTCGCATCGTTGTCACCGATCCAACCAACCCCGACGGCTACATTCAAATCGGCTGCTTCGTTGTCGGCAAGTACCTCGCGCCCAATCGCTGCTTCGGCCCGTACTCCGAGGGCGAGGTTGACGAAACCGAGATCGAGTACTCGCCGAGCAACAACCCGTTCGTCACCCAAGAGCGCCCGGCTCTGGTCAACTATGAGTTGCCGTTCTCCGGGCTGAACTCTACGGCGGTCGCCGGCATCCGCGCCATGCTCAAGGAGTGCGGGGTGCGCAAGGCGTTCTGGCTGTGCGTGGACAGCACGGCGGCAGGCACGAATTCCTACTGGCTGAAGTTGAAAGAGACCACGCCACCTGCTTGTGAGCAGATCGGCTACTGGACCTGGACGATGATTGCAGAGGAGAGGTTGTAATGGCCGTTACCGCTCCGAGCAACCTCGCCGCCAACGCCGCCAGTTCCAGCAGGATCAACCTGACCTGGACCAATGCGCAGGCCTACGTCGGCATCGAGGTCCAGCGCAGCCTGAACGGCTCTACGGGCTGGACGGTCATCAGCAGCACCCTGCCCGGGACGACGACCAGCTACAGCGACACGACCTGCCTTGACGGGACGCGCTACTACTACCGGCTGGAATGCTCAGATGAGGATGAGAGCGCCTACTCCAACACGGCCAACACCATCTCCAAGCTCGATGCGCCCAGCGGTCTGAGCGGGTCGTCCAGCGGTGCCGGAACCCAAGTTGATATGACATGGGCCGACAACTGCCAGAACGAGACCGGCTTCAAGGTCTACAAGAACGGCGCACTGCTGGCCACGCTCGGCGCCAATGTCAAATCGTACTCGGCGACCAGCCTGACCGCGGGAACCACGTACACCTTTTACGTCACGGCATACAATGCGTCGATCACCTCGCCGGCATCAAACACCATCAGTATCCTGACCGCCGACCCGCCAGCGGCACCGTCAGGGCTGACGGTCACGATCACCGGAACGACCACCGCAAGGTTGAACTGGTCGGACAACGCGGACAACGAGACCAGGTACTACGTCGAACAGAGTTCAACGAGTTCATCGGCTGGCTTTGCGGTCATTGGCACCTACGACGGCCCCAACGTCACCACCCGGGCGGTTGACTCCCTGGTCTCCAATACTCAATACTGGTTCCGCGTACGTGCGTACAACGCGAGCGGGTACTCGGCATACTGCGCCGTGGCGACCGGCACGACCTGGGCGGCGATTGCCGCGCCGACCAACCTGGTTGTGACTGCCATCTCAGGCACGGTCATCGACATCTATTTCGACGACAACTCCGAGCTGGAGGACTTCCATTGCGTCGAGATAGAANGNCNGGGCGGGGGCGTACTCGGAGATCGTCCAGCTTGAACCTAACCGCAACGCCTACCGCAAGACCGGGCTGTCGGCAGGGACCGTGTACACCTTCAAGGTCCGAGCCAAGCAGGGCGCGGCGAGCTACTCTGGCTACTGTGACGAAGTCGCCGCTACGACGCTCTCGGCTCCAAGCGCACCCACGGGCCTGGCCGTCTCCGAGTATCAGGACACCTGGCTACGCCTGGGCTGGACCGCCTCCACGGGCGCCACGGGGTACAAGATCGCACAGTCGCCCGATAATGTCGCATGGACGGTCATCGCCACGATTCCCGACGACATTACTTCGTTCAAGGTGCCGAGCCTGACCGCGTCGACGATCTATTACTTCAAGGTTCTCGCGTACAACGGTGCCGGCGACAGTGCCTACACCGCGTCCGTGAACCAGACCACCCGCGCCTCCTTCTCCTTTTCTGCATTCCANCAGCTTATTCGCCGCAGCAGCCCCAACCTCATNTACCTAATCGAAATGAACCCCGCGATGGTGCTTCAGGGCTGGGCACTTTCGTCGGGGCAAACCTACACCTACGAGGTCGCATTCGATGAACGGGGCGCGGTGATCGACGCCGTCCACGAGAACGGCACGGCGCTGACCGAGAAAACGAGCATTGCCACGGTGGAGGCCACAGCCGGCACATGGTGGCACGATACCACCAACGAGAAGGTCTACGTCCACCCATCGGGCAACGATACGCCGAACAACTATGTCATTGTCGCCGGCTTCTGGCTGTACTTCACGACCTGGACCGATAAGGACACCATAACGGTATTCGACGACAACCTCTACCTGCCGCTGGTCTCCAGCATCCCCGACATCAGCCAGGAGATCAGCCCGTACTACGAGGGGAACTTCGTCATCAGTTCCGGCTCGATATCGTTCCTCAACGGGCAGATCACCAAGGTCAACTATTGGGACGGCAAGGTCGGCAAGTACATATTCCTGAACCGCAAGGCCGTCATTATGGCCGGCGGGGTCAACTTCGATTATGATGACTTCGTCACGGTGAACACGGGCATCATCGACTCCTACACCTGCAACGACAAGGAGTTCAGCGTTGCGCTCCGCGACCTGCGGGACAACATCAACCGCTCGCTCCCCATTGACCTTTACACCCTGGACCAGTTCCCGAGCATGGACGATGGCGCGGAGGGCGAGCCGCGGGCTTTTGGCTATGGGGCCGTCACCAATGCCGTGCCGGTGTGCATCGACACGACCAACCTCATATTTGAGTTTCACGCCGGCAGGATCAAGTCGGTTGAGTACGTCTACCAGAACGGGGCCACGCTGACCGCGGGCACCGATTACTACATCGACTATCAGCGCGGCAGGATCATCCTGGACACGGATTTAGTATATGACTCCGACGATATTATCCTGGTTGACTTCACCGGGGCGGTGACTGATGCCGACGAAACGATCAGCACCGGAGCGAATATTTTCAAGCACCTGATGAANAATTATTTCAGCATCGGGGACAGCNACCTTGACCTGGATTCGATCTGGGCCACGCACGTTGCCAAGAGCACGGCGCTGTCGCTGTACGTCTGGAAGGACACCGACTCGCAGGAACTTATCAGGTGCATCGAGCGATCAATCGAGGCCAACACCTTCCAGGCCGCCGGACGGGAAGCTGGGCCTCAAGGTAGCGTTGACCTCCGCGCCATCGGACATCGTGTANGTCCCCGANGCGCAGATCATCGACTTCTCGATGGCCCGGGACAAGTACAGTCTGTTTTCGATGGTCAACGTCTACTACGGCGAGAACCCCAGCGAGGACAGATACAGTTTGCAGCAGTGCGGGAATAACCAGTTGACCTACAAGCACGGCGTGTCGCAGCCTTTGGATGTGTACACGGCGCTGACCACGAGCGCGGCGGCGACGTCGCTGGGAAGCAACATCATATCGCTGCTGGACAAGATGCAGATTCATTTCGTCGTGCCGAAAACGATG